ACCATGCTGGTGACATCGACCTTCTTGCCATTAAGCGCCTTAGACAGATTGTCTACGCGATCCTGGGGAGTGCTGTTCACACCACGGAGGATGACGATGAAGTTCTTTCCTTCAACGCCGTACGTTACGGTATTTGGCTGACGACCGAACAGAACTTCCATCTCAACCATATCGCCAACCTTAAGGAACTTGCGAATGGTTGGCACGACCTTCTCGAGGGCAAGGTGCGCTGCGCGGAATGCATTGCTGTTGGCATTGTCTGGATAATCGTTGACGCTATAGAAGCGACCGCGCTTTGGGGACTTGCCTTCGCGCGACGTAAAGAACCCTGTTTCGTCAAGACCGAACCAGAGGTTAGCACCATCCAACTTTTCTGTCACAATCTTTTCCTTCACGGACTTCACCGTACGGATGAACTCCTGGATAGGGAGGTCCTCAATATGGGTGATGCCTTCGAGAAGGTTGATTGTGGATAGGAGTTTGCTCATTACGTGAACCGCGCGATTTCAACGTAGTATTTATAGATTGATCACTCCGAAAAGTAGAAAGGGGCCCCGAAGGACCCCTCTCCAGAAGTAACAATCGGTTGATTACGCCGCTGGCGTTTCAGCCGGAGCAGCTGCAGGAGCTGCGGCTTCTTCAGCAGGTGCGTTCTTGGCAGCCAGCTCAGCAGCAACAGCCTGAGAAAGTTCGGCGTCAAGGGCACGGATAGCAGCTTCGGTCTTTGCAACAGCAAGACGCTCGTTCTGCAGGTCGTTGCGCCATTCAGTGTGAATGGCAACCAGGCGCTGAACAGTTTCAGAGAAGGTGTTGACTGGGTATTCCGTACCATCAACAGTGATGGTTACTGGGGCTTCGATAGATTGCATTGAGGTTCTCCTATGGGTTGATTTTAGGTGTTCATCAGATTAAGGACACCACCGTCCTCTGATTTCTTCGTAAACACGGTGCCTTCTGTTCCCAGAATGACCGTCTTCGATTTCTTCGTAAGTTGCAGTTGGCTCTTAGCGTTCTTCAGCGATTTGACGAGAAGTGAGATGGGATCCCATCCGAGAAGGATGCGCTGCCCAACTCCGCCAGAGTTACGCGACTTAAGGATTTCGAAGTAGATTTCACCGGCAGCTCTCATGAGGTCATCCTGCTTCACAGCGACGGTATAGTCCGAAGTATTGATCTTCGAAATGCCGCCTTGGATGTGACCTTGATTGAGTTTCTCTGCTTCAATAGCTCCACGACCAAGTTGCGAGGCGGAGATAATGATAGCGTTGAAGTCGAAGCCGAGTGAGCGGGCTTCTTCCGTAACATATTTATCCTTGATGAACATATTGTCGGAAGAGATCGCGTGTGTCGTGCCCATGATGTCGATGTAGTCGAGCACGATAAAGTCAGGGACAAAGCCCTTGGACTGTTCGAGTTGTTGGAGGTAGGAGCGAACGTGGTTGATGTTCGTTCTGTTTTCCGGCATGCGCTTGATGATGAAGCGACCCATGCCATCGTCGCCAGCCTTCTCAATGGCATTGGCAACTCTCTGCATTTCCTTGAGCAGCTGATCTTGTGCCACGTGGGAGATCATGCTGTCTAGACGCTTAGAGACGGTACCTTCACCCATTTCCAGGGAGATGTAAACGCCGTTCATTCCCTGCGCCAGCAGATTGTGCGCGAGGTTCAGCATCGTCATGGACTTACCGCCACCAGAGTTGGCAGCAAAAAGGATCAGCTCCTGACGACCGATGCCACCACCAAGGGCAGCATCCAGTTCAGGCCAGCCAGTGCTGATCTTGGCTTCATCTTCTAGAGTACGACGAAGCCGTTCTTCTGGGTTGTCAAAGTAGTCAAGGCCGACATCTTTCTGCAGGCCGACCGAGATAGCTGCCTTGAGCACCTCGATGATCTTACCAAAGTCCTGCTTGTCAAGAAGTTCTGGTCCCTGGAAGATTGCCTCGGTCACGGCTCTGTTTCTACAGAACTCCTCAACCTCATGGGCAACGTATGCCACATCGGCGCGTTCGATCTTGCCAGCATCTTCTAGAACGGTTCCTGCTTCAGCTCGAATGGTCGCGAGCTTAGGAACGTCACGGTATTTCTCAAAGTACTCCATCATGAACTTCACCGTCTTTTTCAGAGTCGGATCGAAGTATGATGGCTTTAGAATGCCGGCCGTAAGAGCCATCAGATCGCGGTTACACGCGATGATGCTCAGAAGAAGACGTTGCTTTTCGACTGAAAAACTAGCATCCATGTAAATATCCTTTTCAGGCTTAGGAGAACATCTTGCTTTTATTTACTACTACGGGATTTTCATCAAATCAACTCAGATATTTGCGTCATTATGAACGACTTATATCTAGAGCCAGATTACGTACATTAAATTATAGCGAAAAACATCATGTAATTCCAAAATGTTTGGGTGGATCTGATGATGCTAACAATCTAGTACATCTCACTCTTGAAGAACATTATGTTGCGCATCAACTTCTTGTAAAGATTTTCCCAGGAAATAGAAGTCTGATTTATGCTGCAACTATGATGACTATGGGTCGCAAAAGCAACAAGCATTATGGATGGCTTATTCGATTAAAACGCCAGGCGATGTCAGAAGAACTACATCAGCGAATTACTGATGGTAGATGGCACAGCCCAACTGAAGGAAAGTTTGGGTCAGATAATCCAAATTTTGGAAAGAAACGCACGCCGGAGCAATGTAAAAGAATTTCTGAATCGTTAAAAGGACAAAAGCATCCCATGTTTGGTCGTGTTGGCGAAAATAATCCGAACTATGGACGTCATCTGAGCGAAGAACATAAACAAAAACTTAGATATACACGAACAGAAGAACAAAAAGCTAAACTGCGAAAGCCTAAATCAGAAGAGCATAAAAGAAAAATCTCTGAAGCCAGAATGGGTCAAAAACGCATGACTCCGGTTTCAGAAGAAACCAGGCTAAAGCTCTCAGAAGCAATGAAGAAAGTAAGACATCGCCAAAGTCAAGAAGCAGAGAAAATAAAAGTTCTTTGATCTTTGACAATTAAAACATTTGTCATCAACAGCTTCTACGATCGCAAACAGCTCAGATGCCGCACTTCTTTCGGTCAACATTGAATGTCATGTTTCACCTGCAGTTAATGTTGACCGAAAGAAGAGCGGCGTCTGAGCTTTTAGGAATCGACTTCATGAGTTGGTGGAGGGTCCAAATAAATCCGAACCGCTGAACGCTCTGGTTCAAATCCTCGGCACCTGACGGGGCGAATGCAATCTCCCATCCCTTATCTAGGATGTCCTTGGCTAGGTGCTCACCGTTCTTATCTTTATCTATGACGAAGACAAGCCTGCGTTGAGACTTTTTCAGCAGCTCTGTCTTTGAATCGTTGAGCTTGCTGCCAAGGATAGAAACTCCATCGATGACCATCGCGTCGAACACTCCTTCAGTTACAAAGAGTGGAGTTCTGTCAAAGCCATTGAGCTTGTCAATGTTGAACATGACAGCGTCTCTGCCGACTGGCGCGTTGTCGTATCTCTTCTTCTCATTCGGGTCGATCGATCTGGCTTGCCAGTAGATCAGGTTTCTGTGTCGATAGAACGGAATGATGATCCTGTTCTTGAAGCGATCATCCATCGAAAAGAAGAACGGGTATTTGTTCAGGTCGATCCGTCTTTGCACGAGATAGTTGACCAGCTTCTGCTGGTACTCGATGTGCTCTGGATGACCCAATGGAAAGGAGTTTGCTGGCAACTTGATCGTAGGCGTAGAAGTGTTTACCTTCGTCAGTTTTGCCAGCGTGATAGTCTTTTCTTCGGCATCTGGCTTCTTGAAGAAAGCAGAGTTAACGACTGAGCTAACTTCACTGTCTTCAAACCCGTAGGCCGCTAGTATCCTACGAAAGTTCCCGGACATCTTCCCGGAGAACTCTTCGTATCGTCCGCCCTTAGAACAGTTCCAGCAGTTGTATACGACCTCTCCACCTTCGAACTTGAAACCCGCTCTCTCCTTGTAGTCGTTGCACAGTTGGCATTTACCAACCATCCAACCCGTAGAGATGGGACGAAAGTGAACCCTGTCCTCAATGAGGGACTGGAGTGTGGTCTGCTGAAACATCTAAACTCACAAACGAAAAACTGTCAAATGTATTTACAGTTCGGGTAATCTGCTTAGGATCGCTTCCCGTGAAGGTTGCTGATATGCTCCATAACGGCACGGGAATAATGCTTTCCCTTTCCTTCCTCTGCACCAGCGACACCCTGATTGTAGGACGCTGCAAGCTGCTGCGGAGAAGTTATGCCGCTTCTTTGCAGAATGAGAAGGTACTTACTTGCAACGGCAATGTTGAAGTAGTCGTTCTCGATAAGTTTTGCGATGATCTCTTCATCCGTCTTTGTCTGGAAGTTGAACTGCTTCCACAACTCTGGGTAGCGGTTAAGAACGTCCTTGGCGGCTGAGAGCTTGAGCTGCGCTACGCCATAGTAGCGCTTGTTGACCTGAAGGCCAAACTCACCACCTGCTACCTTGTAGACCGGCATTGTCCCAGCCTTAGTCTCCTGCAGAAGAATGCCCTGCAGCAGCTGAGGATAGCGATGCCCGTCTCTCTTGGCCGTCTCATAGGCGACGGCAAGAAGATCGGCTTGCTTGCGAGATGGATTGAGCGGTAGTTTTACTGTCATGCCACCACCCACTGCGCCATTTTCGGCTGGGATTTGAATGACAGACGTTGGTTGTTGTGATACGGCCAGGGTGCTGGTACCAACTGCAGCACCTATTGCGAACGTAGCCACGATCGAGAGCATAAAGTTGCTCATCTTCATTGGGTAATCTCCTTTCCCATTTTTGAAGATTTTGTTTCCTAAGAGAGAAACAAAATCTTCCTTGGTGGTAAGGTCTACTTGCTGAAAGACAGAGTAGAGCTTTTGTGATCCTGATAAGTCGCTAGTTTATCAAAATTCAAGAACGCCTTATGGAACTTGGACTATTATATCCTATTCCTAAGGCAATGTAAACGTGTATTTGTAGTCAGCGAAAACACACCGGAAGCCTGAGATCACCCAGGCTTCCGGTGATGGTTTATTTATTGCGGGGTTAACCCTTTAGACGTTGAAGTTCTTCGTCGTTGGGTCGAGATTGACTTCAGCTGGGTTCGCGAAGTCAGAGCCGATGACCTTGTCATCGCCGTATGCTGCGATGGTCTCAAGACCACCGGTGTTGGCGCGGGCACCGCGAGGACGCTTTACGCGAACGTTATTGCTGTGGAAGAAGTCCAGGGCGTTCATGCCGTTGGAAAGTCTTGCCTGAGAAAGCAGTTCCCAGCACTCATACTTGTCGGCGTGCTGCGAGGAAACGATCTTCTTGATACGACCCTTGTCGATGGAATGCAGTGGGTCGATTTCGACGTAGTAGATAGACCCGTCCTTGAACTTCTTTACGACCATGATCTCCTTGAGGAGACCGCTGTCGTCGATGTCACACAAGAAGATGTGTGGAAGGCTGGTTGGGGTCAGAATGATTTCGTCTTTGGCCATTGCCATGGTGAACTTCTCCTTTTATATCCGGGGATAACGTGCAAACGTTTTGTAATAACCCCGCGTCTGATTAACGCCAGGTATTTATAGGGTCCCCGGGTCAGAAAAGTTTAGAGGTGTCAACCTGTGGTAGGCCTTCAACGAGATCATCGGTCGAGAACATCTTCTCGTATTCTCCGATGAGGAACGGAACGATCTGTTCCAAGTCCTCGAATGGGATTTCATGGACGGGGTTAGGAACATCCGGATCTTCTGGAGCACCGACATCAAAGACGGCGAATGACCTTGACCCACCGTGTATGCGTTCAGCTAGAACGATCTTGTTGAGCGGAAGTTCAGCGTAGAAGTCTCCTGCCTCCACGCTGAAGATTTGCCCTTCTTCCGAAAGAACCCCATCAGTGTAGTCGAGTTCAACGAGAGAGATGTCGCCATCAATGTCGGGAACGCGGAAGATGATGAGGTTGATGGTCACTGGATCACGACCCGCTTGCAGGTCTTTTCCTTGAACTTGAGGTAGGCTTCCTTCAGGAAGGAAGGCTTAGGAGGAACGTACGTTCCGTTGCGGATAGCATCTCTGATCGCCATATCACGATCGATAGCTGCATACGAGGCCTTCATGATCATGGGACAGATAAAGAAGTAGATGGCTGCGGCAGCCATCAAGATCATGAAGATGACCGCTGGAGGATTGGGAACAAGATACTTGCCGGCTGCAAACATCTGATAGAGCCAGTAGGCAAAGCCGAGCGGAAAGATCGAGACAAGAACCGCAAGAAGTGCCAGCAGCGTCGTCATCACGGTAATGGCGACTGCGCCAGCCATAACGCATCGAGTGTACTGACAGAAGTCGCCATCGTATGTCTCGATAAGATTCCCCTTATCATCACGCGCATACGAGCCATCGCCCTCAGCTGCGTAATCGGTGAAGCGACCCAGGCCGCCCTGCTTGGCAAGCTTCCAGTGCCAAGAGTTTCTCTTGAAGTTAAGTGTCATCATGGTTAAAACTCTATGAGAGCCTTCTTCTTTGCGGCCACAGCTTCGGTCTCTTCACGATGAGGAGAACGCTGGCCAGTTACTGAGAACATGCTTGCGAACTGTGTCGAGTTTTCGGCGATCTGCTTGAGGCCGTACTTCCCACAGAACTTGGTGAAGTGGAAGTGAGAGAACTTTCCGTGATGGACCAACTCATGGTCCAGAGTTTCCTTGATCACGGTGCGAACATACTCGGGCTGAGCCTCGAGGTCCATGAGAAGGATGTTCTCAGCGAACAGATCGCCCACGCGGTATTCAGTTGTCTCGTGCGTGTCAGGGTCCGTGTAGGACCACGTTTCGTTCATGAGCTTGGTCAGATCGTAATCGTCTTCCATGCACTTAAGCAGACGCTTCTTGAGAACGCGGGGATAGGCGGGGAAAACATTGTCACCCTTATCTCCGCGCATTCCCTTCTCGAACATGAAGAACATTGGGTCATCTACACCACAGACGTCCAGCAGATTTCTCGGCTTGCCGTTGTCAGGGTTGATGAGCTGGAAGTTGGGATGCTTCAGGAGCTGAACGAAGTCGCGGTCTCCAGAAATACCGATCACTTCATCACCAGCTTCTGAAAAGCGCTGGACATATCCGGCGAAAAGATCATCGCCTTCGAGGATGGGATTTGAAAGGCAGACGAGGGAGGTGTGTTGGCGCGCGAGGTCTTCGAAGGCCTTAATGAGCTCGAAGAACGGGACCATCGAAGGGTCCTTGACGCGATTGGCCTTGTAGACCTTCTTGGAGAGACACTGCGGGGATTTGGTGTAGTCCTTGCGCCAGTTCGCGCCACCTTCAAAGGTCATGGCGATCTGGTCTGGACGGTACTGCTTGTAGTACTTGTTGAGCGTATTGAGCGCCATGTGCATGGCAAGCCCAGCTTTTTCCTCAGGTGATCCCTGAGGCCCGTACTTTCCATGTGCAGCCGCAACCCGGAACAGAAGGTTGGCGGTATCGACGATCATGCGCTTCATGAGTTTTCCTATTCAGCTTTATTTTAACACACCCCAACGCGGATGTAAACCCTTTATTTACCGGGAGCTTCCGCGGTGTACTGAACGTCTTTGCTGTTGAACATCAGGTTGATGATCGTCTTCGTAGCAAAGTCGTCAGTGCTGTAGGACTTCATTCCCTGGATGTTGACGGCCATACCATTGGCCAAATCACGAGCCATCTCAGAGATGATGGGATCAACCTGAGCCTGAAGACGATCTCTAATCATCCTCTCCAGGTCTTGCGCGACGCCCTTCTGCAGAATCTCTGCCAGGCGGGTGGGATCAGTTTCTACTTGCATCGTTCCTTATCCTCTACGGAACTGGTTGGCCTCATTCGTGAGGTTGGGCGTGGCCTCTGGATTTACCGCATCGTCGGTAACCATTTCGTCTGGGATCATTCGCATCTGAAGGAAGAACATCTGGACGGTCTCCTCATCGTTGATCCCACCGAGACCGAGGTTCTGGAGGTTCTCAATGAACGCCTTGTTGGCGCTGATTGAAAATGCAACTCGACCTTCAGCATCTGGGCCAGTTGTCTCAAAGCATGCCCAAGGCTTCTTAGAGCCCTTGGCAAGTCTTTCCTTGAGAGATACTAGAAAACTTCTCTTCATTGCTTCCTCGACATTAGATCAGCGTTGCGAAGCCCCTTGGTTACTGACTCAGCGATAGTATCGCGGATTTGTTGCTTGTACAGATTCTCAAAAATCCGTTCAACCATCTGCTGCACGAGGGCTTCAGGGTCTGCGATGTAGTACGCAACTTCGCTCGGATCGATCAGCTCGATGAAGCCGTGACCATCAGGCTTTCTGAAGGTCAGCTTTACCCAGAAGCCTTGGTCGTTCTTCTGAACTTCAGAGAGAACTTCCAGCTTCCAGCCGGCAATGTCCTGCGTCAGTGCGTTAATTTTCTTGTCAGCAGCGCTCATCTTCCGCATTGCGTCGGTGAGATCGCTGGATCTGATTAGGTCGTCGCTCATTAGTCCTCCTCATCCTCTCCGACCTTAGGCATAACAACTACCTCATGGCCATTGATTGATGTTCTGATTGTGCCAGCCGCCCCAATGACGATCGTAGCATTGTCCTGTTCATTCGTCCGCATCACCGCGTGGAAGATGTCGGCATGAAAATTATGAACCACGCTGTTCATATCGTCTCCAGAGATAACCTCGGCTGGAGTTTCCAAGACGCTTTCAAAGACGTCATTTGTTTCATCCGCGATGCGGAACGTAGCCACTCGATCCTTCTTGATGATGAGCTGCACCGTCTTCGCGGTCATCACCTTCACGGCGTCGAGAATAAGCTTGAGCTCGTTCTTGCTGATGAAGACATTGTAGATCGCTTCGTCATTGATTGATCGAGGTGCCTTGATCAGTGCAGTAGCGGTGCAGCGGTATTGGACCTTGCTGCGGCCCGCTGAGATTTCAAGGGCATTGATCTCGCCGCGTTCTGTTTCTCTCGCCTCGATCGCTGCACCTTGAGTAGCAAAGAGACCTAGACGATTGCGAAGGGAGCTGAGACGAGACAGCCCGATCTTCTGAGGAAACGCGGGGACGTTGTAATCTGAAATGATGACGAAGGTTCTCGCCTCGTTAACTCCGCGAACAACACCATCCTCAATGATGATGCTTTCGATCCCACCGATTGCTGCGGTTGAAAGGATCGCGTTTAGGTTCGCGGTGTCCTGTGCGGAAAGCTTCATGTCAAAACTCCACGTCTTCTATGCTGATGTTGAACTCCCGGCGCTCTGGTAAATTAGGGTCAAGGGTCACAAGAATTCTTCCATCCCCAAAATCAGATAGAACAGTAACTTCATCGCCTTTCACAAGACTGCACGACGTGCTTTGAGGCTGTTTTCTGGTGCGGTCAACCAACCCCAAAACGGTGCGCTTCATTTTTGCCTTCTTCACATCAACCTCCTTGTTTAGTTGCATGTCTTCTTTTCGCTGCTTCGCTCATTCTTCTTTTTGTTTCTTCAGAGCGCTTTTTGCCTTTGTTAGATTCTGAGAGTTTCTTTCTTGTTTCCTCAGATCTATTAGCGTTTAGTTCTGAGCGGTGTTTCCTCTTTTCATCGGTCCAAGTTTTCTTTTGACCTTCAGACATCTTCTGCTTTGTTTCGAGGGAAGGGGTGGGATACTCCCTTCCAGCATGTGATGCCGCTATCTTTGCTTTTGTTTCTTCAGAGTGCTTTCTACCTAAAGATGCATCTCTTAACTTTTTCCGTGTCTCATCACTTGGATGAGGTCTTTTCTTTGCTGCTTCGCTCATTCTTTTCTTGACATCGTCTGATAGCGTGTATCGTCTTCCCGTCAGTGAAGCAGAGATATTTCTCCGCGTTTCTTCCGTGTGGGGTCCTCTCCAAACAAATCTGAGCCCGTCTCCATTGTCATATCTCCTATTCAATAGGAGGACATCTTTTCTATTCTCGCGAATAATCTTTTGCTCAAAATCATACGCTTCATCACCAGTATCGAACTCGGCAATGATCTCTGGTAAGAAGTCATCAAAGTGTTTCTTTGTGATTGCGCCAGAAGAAAAATAGACAACTCCTAAGTCTTGGTGTGCATGCACCGTATTTGCTTCACGATACCCAAGATAGTATTCTCCAGTTTCTCTATGAGTAAGTTTGTAGACATAAGGTCGTGCTTTCATTTTGAAATACTCTGCGTTGATTTACAGGTATTTATAGTTCTGTCTATCTATATTCTGGAGTATTAGAAGGAAAGAATATTATTTGTGAGCACCGACTGCGGTGATGGGATGTCTTTACCGAGTGCGGAGAAGATGCCCTTGAGCTTGTTGTCAAACATTTTTGCTTCTGTCTGCTTGACATCTACCGAGAAGTTTTCCTCGAACCACTTAGGGAAGCGGGTGAACTCGGCAGGGAACGCGACTGCATCGAACTTGAACTGGTTTGGCTTCACATAGAAGACCAGCACCTTGTCACCCGATCGAATGGTCTTGGCACCCTTGTCGTAGATGTCCAGTAGGAAGTTGTAGTTGCATGCTGCACGAGCATGACCTGGGATGGTCAGTGTCCCACCTTTCTCGGTACGGATGGTACCTGGATTGGCGTACTCGGCTGCATACTTGTCAAGGTTATTTACCTGCTTAGCAACCCCCAGTAGGAACACGTTTTCTTTCTTCTTGAGGATGTGCTTGCGCTGTTCATTGACGTAGGTCGCGACCTCCTCATATTCGACACCATCAAGGATCATGTCGACGGTCTCCTTGAGGAAGGTCTGAATGATCTTTGGCGTATCAGCCTTCTTGATCTCGGATCCTTGCGTCTTCATCTTGTCAACAGCAAAGCCTTCAAGATCGACGACCTTGATCATGTACTTCTTTTTGGCTTGGAACAAACCGCGAACACCCACGACTTCTCGTCCAGCCGCGATCAGCGTGTCAAACTCTGGTTGACAGTTGAAGGCCTCTCGCATGAAGGATGGGAACGAGTTGTTGACGCCTTCTGCAGCAAGGTCGGCAATCTCGATCGCCTCTTCCTTGTTGGTTGCCCCTAGACACTTATAGTAGCAAGAGTTATGTGCTAGTATGCCATTTGCGAAAAAATAAGGTGCTGAAGAATCTTCCATGATCAAATCATAGACGTATCCATCTGTAGGAGGAATTTCCTCAATTGAGACTATTCGCTGTTCTGAGAAATCCATTCCATCACCTTAGCAATCGTAGCTTCTCTAGATTTAATATACTCATTTTCCCACACCACAAAAACTTTAAAGCCTCTTTTTTCTGCAGCTTCCCGCTTTTTAGCGTCTTTTTCCCAGATTGCGGATGCTTTTACTGCACCTCCACGGAGATTTACAATATGATCAGCGCTATAATGCGCCGGATTAGCATGCCAAAAGTCCCCGTTGAATTCGACTATCAGCTTCCAAGGATAAGTTATGACAAAATCAAACAAAAATGCCCGTTCATCGTAAATACAGAACTCTTTAGAAAAAACCCCATCGTGAAAAATAACATCGCTTGGAAGAACTGAAACCAAATCACGAATAAAACTACTTCCAGAGAGTGAAACGTAATTACCTTTAGTCTTGTCAAGGAATGCATGGTAGCGCTTAAAGCCCTCGGCTTCACCATATTTTCTAGTTAGATTTTCAAGTGTTATCCCCTTCTGCTTACATACCTGGGCGTATTTAGAATGACCTTCTTCTAGCCCATATTTTTCCACAAACCAATCTAACGAATTTCCTGCGCGTCTCTGTTTTTCCCGGTAGGAGTTAAATGCCTGGGTTCCTTTTTCAGTACCATACTTTGCGATAAGGTTCTCAAGGGTGACAGCTCTAGAACTATTATACTTTTTCCAATCTTCCTCGGATTTTCCCTTAGCTAGAAAGCTTTCTAAGCTATTCTTTCTTGAAAGTTTTTCACAATATTCCTTATAGCGGAGTGTCCCTTCTTCCTGACCGTAATTTTCTATCATCCGCTCAAGCGTGACAGAGCAAGAAGATCTGACCTCCGCGCTGTGAGTTTCTGCTTCTGGCCACTTTTCTTTATAACTTTTCAAAGTCGAAAGATTTCCAGAGCATGAAAATTTCAAGTGCGTATGAGTAATTACATTAACTTCCTTCCCACACTCTTGACAGGTAATCATTTAAAGTTCCAGTACGGAGATACAGACATCGGTATCTCTATTTATGTCCACCGGCTTTACTTCTAACAGTTTTCCATCGCGCTTGATCATAAGAGAATGGTCTTCCGTAATTATTACCCATTTACCATTCTCCAGCTCTATCTTAAAGCGGCGCTTTGGTGTCTTATGTCGATACACTGATTTTACTTTTAGCAGTTTAGGTGTTTCACCCTTAAATCCAAGGGCACAGAATCCAATACCATCTGCTTCAGCAAATTCTTTACCTGTATTTGTTTGATGTTTAATTGGTAAAGAATCGAAAAGCTCCTGAACTGTAAGATTTCCAACTGAAGTACTCACAACAGTTAGCGGGTCAACTGAGTCTGTATCCCCATAGATGATCGCGTCAGAGATAGAATGGTATTCATGGACTAGCTTGCCATCCTTGTCCGTCGTCGTGGTCTTGATGAGAGGATTGCGGGTTCCAGTTAGGAGCTCGTCAATCGTCTCGACCATGTGCGTCGTGATTGCACGTCCAGTTGCGGTAACCGAAGCACCCATGCGCTCATCGCCGAAACGGAAGGCGACATTGAGGAGGGCGCCATACAGAGAGTTCATCGAGATTTTCTTGGTCAGCTGCAGCAGATCGTAGTGATCTTCCTGAATCTTGTACTCGGCCTTCTTGATCGGATCTTTTTCATCCTTGGCAAGCTTGGCGTACTTCTTCTTTTCAGCTTGAAGACGCTTGCGCTCTGCGTACCAGAACCCGAGGATGTCAGCAACGACACCCTTGCCCTTGCCTTGGTCAAAGACGGTGCCATATGCGGAGATGGCCCATTTCTGTTCCTTGAGGACCGCCTTCCAGTCCTTGGCTTCGGCAACGTGCTGCTCACCGCTCTCAAGGATCAGAGTGAGACGAACATCGCTGCCCTTTCGGATTTCAGCCCATGCTTCTTCGTTCGAAGTGAACTGACCTACGATCATCTCTGGTGAGATATTCAGGGATCGGATGGTGTTGGGGTACAGAGAGTTAATGTCAACCGAACCGATCCACTTGTGCAGACCGATCTTCGGGGTCATAACGATGGCACCCTCGACCTTCTCATTGTGGCCGATGGTCTTGTCATGAACGATCTTGTTGAGCTTGTAGTGCGCGTGGTTCGTGATGCCCGTTTCCACGTAGGCCACGGTGCCAAGCACCGCCTCAAAGCCCACGGTGTTTTCATGGGCCATCTGGTTCGCGAGCGCGATGAACCTGAACTTTTCGTCTAGCTGAACCAGACCTTCAACGTCTCGGAAGTTGTACGCGACGAAGGTAGGAAAGTCGTTGTGGTAAAGCTGCTCAAGTGTTCCATCGTACTCAAGCTTACCAACGCCAACCTCTTCTTGAAGGATGTTGCCAAGTGAGTAGGACACGCGACCTTCAAAGGTAAACTTCTGGAAGAGACGCATGTAGTCAAGGTGGCATCGGCCAGTGAACTTGTAGATTGGTTCTTCTGAACCAAAGCGGTTCACCATTTCTTTCTTAGGAGGCTTAACACCGACGTGCTCCATCTTGCGGAGCATTGGCTCACCACCGGCAAGAAGGAGACGTTCACAAATATAAGGGATGTCGAAGAACTCGGAGTTCCAGCCGGAGATGATGTCCGCTTCCTGGATCCATTCCAGCATGAGCACGAGAAGCTCTAGCTCATCGCGGCAGATGTGAACCTCTGGGGTGTTACCCTTGAACTTCACTAGCTCGTTAATCTTGTTGACGAGGTCTTCAGAAGTTCCAGTCCATCCTTTAGGAGGAACCACCGCGGTCTTGTACTTCTTGGTCCACGATTGGTAGACCGTGACGCCATTGATTGGCGCATATGGATTGGTTGGACCAGCGAAGCCGATCTTTTGGGCGTAGTCGACCTCGATGTCGAGGAGGGCGAAGTTTACTGGGGGAGCTGGACGCCCATAGTAGTTGTCCATCAGCACCCGCTTTAGAGGCGGGATGTCGCTTTCAAACTTGATAGGAAAGTGACGCTGCGCATAGTCATACTGCTCGCGACTGTCAAACTCAGCGCGCACGAGCTTGTCCCCGAAGATCGAGGTGTAGGTACCTTCCTCATCAGGGACATAGAAGTAGTAGGGTGGGTTGTAGCGCTTGCGGAACAACGAGCCCTGCGAGTCCCTTTCGAGAACCACAATCTTGTCCGCAGCATAATCAACCCACGCCGCCACGTAGTTTCTGTCTTGATCTGTCGTCATGCCTTACGCAGCCCTCCTGTCATACCAACCCCATGTTGGTGCTTTCTCTCTGTGTTGCACGGATATTTAGGCAACCCAGGAGCCACATCAACCAGTTGGATGGAGGACTTAATCGTCAGTCTGCATGATAGCGTCGATTGCGTTCTCGAGTTGCTCGAGCTCTTCGCGCTTTTGTTCGAAGTTGTTATTGAAGAACAGGGAGACGAGGGAGTTGAACATCTTCGGCTGAATGTTCAGTTCTTCGACAGCCGAGTCACGGAGACCCTTGATGCTTTCGTTTTCGTCGAGGATCTTCTGCTTGCAGCGGACCACTTCGTCGATATAGTTCTGCAGCTTGCTGCGCTGCGAAGGATTGTTCAGGATGTCGGCGACATCAACAAACTGCTTCCCCACAACAGGTAGCGTGTTCTTAGCCATCTTGTTCTCCTAGATAGATTTTTGGATTAGAGTTGATATTCTATCACGCTTTCGCGCAAGTGTAAACTGTCATTCACGATGTAGGAGGAACTTCACGGGCTTGAATGCCCAGCAGTTCCTTATCCACGTGGATGTGTCCTTGGACGGTGTAGAGAAGTTTCGCCCCCTTGAGACTCTCCGCATCTGCAACGTAGGCGCGAAGGATGGTGTGCTTGTCCCAGGTGTTAGGCTCAGCCTTGTTGGCGTTCTCGTCGATGATGGGGTTCAGCTTGCTCACGATCACGTGATCACGGCCAGCCGATTTCGCTTCGTGGAAGCTGAGAAACGACATGACACCGCTCATTGCCCTCTCGCATTCCTCGTACGTGGAGAACTTAGTAGAGGCGATAAGGACTTCCTTGGCGTTCTTAAAAGCAGAGAACTCTCCTGTCTTAAGAACTGCAGCTCCCTCTTCAACCTTGATGCTGTAGGTAAAGTTGGCTGACATCAGTGCACCGTGATCTTGGGTGTGGTCTGTCCGACTGGACCCATCTTGTTCATGGGCTCAGTGATCTCACGTTCCTTTTCCTTCATGTACGCATGAGGATTGGCAATGAGGCGAGCCGTAATCAGAAGGTTCTCGCCCTGGACCGTCCAGCGGGTCTGCACAAAATCACCAAGCTCGTCAAACCTCTTGGTGATAGGGATGGCGACCTTGCCTTCCTTCGAGAGAGTTGCCTGAAGCTGCTCGATATGTTCGTCGAGCATTTCTTTTTCAAGCTTCTGCTTATGCGACAGCTTTACTGGCTGAAGTGTTGGAAAGAACTCAGGGTTGAAGTCTTTCTTCTCTTCCACGGGAACAGTAAGCCGGTCGGTAACATAAGTCATCGCGCTCTCAAGACCGCCTAGAGCGAGCATATCATTTGGAAAATCGGCCGATCCAACGGTGATGCTTTCAATCCCGAGATTGCCGGGGATGATTGCACTGACAGCACCACCAGTTGCTTCAACGATGTAGAAGCTCGGTAGTTGTTTGTCGGATATCATACGGGGCCTATGATCTTGGTGCCAGTGAGACGAGCTTCAGGGGTGTCGGATGAAACGTAATCGGTTGTTGAGTAGGTGTCAGCCGTCACAAACGAGGAGCTAGAGAGTGGAGTTGCACTGATCAGCTGGAATGGTGGGAAGATGTCCACGAGGGCTGAGGAGTCAGCGTAAAGCTCAGGAATGGTTGTCACAATCGACTGAGCGTAGAACCCATCAGCGAGGATCTGTGCGTCAACATAGAAGTTCAGATAGCGATCGGTGTTGTCATGCGGAGATGCTGATAGAAGGAATCGCGCGTCAGCCAGATCACCAAGGGTTCCCGGCATCAGCTCGGTGGTGCTTGTAGAGTTTACTATCGCCGTGAGGAGCAGCTGAGAAGCCGTTGAAAGGCTGGCAAGCGAGGTGCAGGAATAGATCCACCACTTCTTGTTGCCTGGCTGAACGGACTTAAGAAGGCCCGTCGTTTGATCGTACTCATCGACCCAACGAACGTTACCCCATGCGCCTGAGTTTGTGGTGACAAGGAATGAATAGTTGGCGACGAATGAAAGCGAGACAAGCTGGGTTGGAGCCACGCTAAACACGGACACCTCAACGATGGATCCAGCGGCAAGCGCGGTGTTGAACGTGATCGTGTTAGGAACGATGGCATAGTCGTTAGCACCGGTTCCGGCTTGACGCGCTACGCCATTAACCAGAACTAGGACTCGACCCTCATCGATCGCCGCTTGGTCGAACCGTAGGTTCTTTCCGTTAGCATCTTTTCCCGAAATAATCTGCGTTGACGTCTGCAGATTGTACACGTACTCCGTGAATGGGGTGTCCGCAGATAGACGCTGCTTGAACGAGACGTTGACGGTCGGATTTGCAAGAGCTTCGGCCTCAGTAAGGAACATCGCGAGAGTGACAACCCCCGAAGCAGAACATGTTAGAGACACTAGGCTTTCGGCTGGGGTTACTGGGGTGTAGGTCGGCTTCTTACCACGCGCGTACCAATCTGTCAGCCCTGAAACCGGTGCGACTGTCTCGGGGATGAGCGTTTCACCGATCTTGTAGAGCGAACCGCTACAGCCCTTCGTGATGATGCACTGGTTTGGCAGAGCACGGACGTTGTCCTGTGCGATGTCCTTAGTGCGACGGCAGACTGAGCATTGGTACGTGATGTAGGTTGTCATTTAGTTCTTTTTGACCCGATAACTGCGAAGCACGGTGCCCACGTCATTGCACGTGAAGGCCTCTCCGTTCCTGTAGTTAGCGACCGCGGCACACTTACCGTCAGATGACATCGTCACCATAGGAAGCTGAAGGTACTCGCTAACTCTGATATTTATGATGATCAGAGCACCCGCGATTATGCCTATCAGCAACGCCATAATGAAGAGCTGAAAGTTAGAGACCTGGTAGTAACGGTTCATGTGTCTTCCTTTGGTTGGACTATGAAGAGCATGGATGGATCCACCCACTTCTTCCAGTCAAACGAGGTATCAACCGGGGTTATCTCTACGAGCAGCAGCTTTCTGCTGCGGGCTCCGGTTCCTACCTCTCTAGTGGCTTCGCGGCCCGTCTTTCGGACCTCTGTGCCTTCAAAAACAAACGTGCCCATTATTCCCCCAGGGCGATCTTCATCATCTGACGAATAGCTGCTGCCGAGCCGAGGGTCATGCGAGCATCGTCAAGAGCGTTGTGAGCTCCACGAGCGTCATACCCGATCTTCTCAAACAGAAGGTCCGACTTGTAGAGACCCAGGGTTACGAAGCCGATGGGCGACGTGTCAAGCACGACGTGGTGCAGCTGGATTTGCGCGAAGTCTGGATTTTCACGCTCGACAGAGAACTCGAACTCGACCGTGTTAAGCAGCTGGTTGGTGAAGCGGCGATCGAACTCGGCGTTGTGGCCCATGAACATCACCTTGCTGTCCGGCCCGAAGTACTTGAGGATCAGCTCAAGCAGTGCGGTAGCAGCTTCTTCTTGGGTAACGCCGTGCTCTTCAAGATACTCACGGCTCTTGCCGTGAATGCGTTCAGCTTCCTCGGACCAGCCCCACTTGGGATCGTACTTGATCTCCACGTAGAGCTCTTCGATCGCGGTGAAGTTCTCTGTCTCGAAGATGATTGCGCCAAAGGTCAGACCTTGGAAGTCCTTCGAGCTGTCTCCGCCCCAAGTCGCACCACTGGTTTCCCAGTCAATGCACAGGCCATACTTTTGCGGTTGTTGGTAGGGCTTCTTTGCCATGTGTTCCTCTTAGGCTTTGAGTTCGGTACGCCACTGCATGATACGTACCGCTTCTGCGATCCGATCATCCTTACTGACGGTGTTGATTGGCATGGTGGGGATCATCGTGTCCCAGGTGAAGGCATCGATTGCCCTCTCGACCTGCTTACGACTTGCGAGGTCGGCACGGTTGGGTTCTTCGACGAAGGGAATGTTCTCGTGCGGCTTTACCACAACAAACAGATCGTAGCGCTTACACGCTTCACGAAGACGATCCTTGTACGCGACGGCCTTTGGATTGAAGACTGGGTTGATGCCTAGACGGAAGCACCAGGTTTCGGTGTAGGCCCAAAGATCAGCAGGAGTTCTCTCTACGAGAGTAACATCCTGTGATTGTTCAATCGAAGCATCCCTGACAATCAGGGCATCGAGGATGGCGTTCTGGAGAGCCCACATGTTCTCTTCGCTTTCCTCAACCCGCTTGAGAGTGTCCCACCCAAGCTGGGCTTGAGCAGACCTAGAGAGCTGAGCCTCAGCAACAGAGAACCCGGCATCCTTGACGCCATTCATGATGGTCGTCTTGCCGGTGCCGTGAGTTCCAGAAAGTCCTACGATGTAGCGCATTACATATCCTTGCAGGGAAGTCCCGTGACGTCGGGATAAACTTGGGGATATTTGTCTGCTTCAATATCCCCAATGAAGAAGGTGTTGTTCTGCTTCATAAAGTAGAACTGGATGTTCTTCTTCTCAATGAAGTGCCAGCCCGTGAACACCTTGTCGTCAGATCCGGTATCAGGCCAATGGATTAAGTAGCCGTCACGCTCCGCGTCAATGCAGATTTTGGTTGCGTGCGGGTGGCCTCGAACCATGGCGTCCATCGCTTGGACATCGGATGGTGCCGGCTCATCAGATGCGGGAGCAGGAGTTGCCGCAGAAGCTGTCTCTCGGCCTTCTGCACCCGGTGCTTGCTGTGTTTGCTGCACATCGACTTTGGCTGCTGCCTTAGCAGCATCTGACTTTGACGTGCATGCGGCTAAAGCGATGGTGAGTCCTAGGACAGCAGCAATAATGGCACCGAACCCTACCCACTCCTTGGCGGTCCAAGGCGGACCGTTCAGGTATACCGGATCATCCATTTTTTCTGGCATGGTCAATAGTTCGGATAGAGCAGGTAGCGATCACAGCCGCAGCGGTAATCGTACGTGAGCTGGTAGTGGTAACCGTACGGAGGAGGCGGAAGCTGAGGACGCTCATACTCGTACGGATAAACCGGCTGAGGACGAGTGGCTTCATAGACGCCATATCCGAGAATCCCACCGACGATCACGCCCGGAAGGAAATACCGACGGTCATCGTGATCACGATATTCGCGGTGATATTCGCGGTGCTCACCACGGTCATGATCACGAGGATCAGCCATTGCTGGAGCGGCGAGTGAAACAGCGGCAAGAGCCGCAACAACAAACTTCTTCATGTGCTTCTCCTTACGAGGCCAGCCGGGAGCTCTTCAACAGATGCACCAGCGGGTAATGTTGATCTTGTGGATGGTAGACCCTGTACCCGGTGAGAACACCGGTATTTGGATCAGTCTGCTCCCAAGCGTAGCGAGGTTGTCCATCGCCAGCTGCTCGGGTTTCTTCTGGAGAAAACTTGGCGTTAAAGATGTACGCGGGGACAACGACACCAACGCAGGTCTTGAGCCCCTTGAGGGAGACTTCGTCCTCATAGAAGGCAACCCACGGGAAGTCAACCGCCGCAACGATGGCCTCTTCAGCAGCATCGATACCGGCTGCAGGACCACCGTTCAGAGTGATGAACGTCTTGTGAAGGTTGGCCCAGTTCTGAACGAGGCTGCGCTGGTACTCATCATACCGCAGCGGGCTCGTCACCAGGTATTTCATCACGAGGTCTACCGCGCAGTGACCCGTCTGAATGCCCTGTTGGATCGAGGACAGATAGAAGTTCACAAAGCAGTAGAAGCGCAGTTCTTGATCGAGGTCTTCCATAGTGCCTTCACAGTTATCCATTTGGTTGATTATACACCGCTTCTCAGCAGATGTAAACGATTATGTGCGTCCGATCAGCATGAACCGCTTGTATTGCGGAAAGGCGCGGGTTCCCTCGTAGAGCACCTCAGAGAGGTTCAAAAGCCTCTTTAGCTCCACCGCAGAGTCGACCGTAGAAACATGGCCTTCCCCTTCTTCGTAGTCGTTGTTCTGCACAACCACGATCTTTCCAGCAGGCAGCTTCTTGCGCCAGCTAGGAATGTTGGGGATATGCTCTGACGAGGTGTTGATGATGACATCGTACTCGTTGTAGTTGACCTCATACATGTCCTCGCACTTCGTCAAAAAGTCGTAGTCATAGTTGAACTTTTCAGCGATGCGGTTAGCACGAGCGTCTAGATCAATGCTGGTAACAGAAAATGGCAGCTCAAAACAGTTCATCAGAAGAGCGAGAGTGCCAATCCACCCGCCAAGAATAGCAATGCGAAGTTTGCCTTCAGCCTCTGGACCGATTTTGCCGTGAACCATCAGCTTATTGAGTTCCTCGATGAGCCACATCTTGCTCAACATCTGTCCATCAGACATTGCATCTCTGAGCTCGGTGATGGGAAGATGTTCAATCACAAACGGGTCATATAGAGCGCCCGCGATCCTCGAGGTAAAGAAAAGTTCACTGCGCATTGGGTTATCCTTTTTAGGAGAAGGATCGATATCGAGATCGATTGATGGGTAGCTCTCATGGAAGAGGCTAAGCTGCAAGTCATGATCGTTGATAAACATCAGATCAGACGTAGTTTTGCGGCGCTTGGCTTCTGCAATCCCAGCTCTAGCACCGCCCGCTACAAACTCTCTGAACTCTGCCTTCTTAAGCGGATCAATCCACCCCTGCAAACGATCCTTTGCTTCCTCACGGATGGATTCAGGAAGAGTCTCATCGTGCTGGGTTCGGTAAAGCTTCACGCTTTCTCTAAAGGCGCCTCGATAGGCTCTGAAAGGATCAGAGTTAAAGCGGGTGATGCCAGCGATTTCAGGAATAACTTTGATGTCCTTCGTCAGGGTCGTCGTAAAGTCCAGCTGGGTCTTTACGTCCTTAAAGAACTTCTTGCTAAAGAGCTTGATGCCGCCGTAACCATAGTCCGCGCCTGTTGCAGGGTTGTAGGAGTGCCAAACATGAACGTAGTTGGCCTCATGGATGGTCGGCTTGTAGTCAAAGTTGAACGTGTCAAAGACTTCCGTATCACCATCAACGACGTAGAAGAAAGTTGTGTTCGCTTTCTTTGCGGCCTCGATGTGGGCGTTCGCAATGCCCTTGACTCCGTGAACCCGCTTTGCGTGTGGGAATCGGGTCTTTAGGTCTTTCCAGTTTGCGGATGCGTTGGGTTCGTCATATGAGATAAAGATGATGTCAAGCATTTACAGGAAGAGCTCCTCGAGCTTGTAGACCACCCCATCGTGGACGAGAGACGGTCGCGTTCGAATGTAAACGCGGAGCGGGGTGCGCTTGTGCTTTGTCAGGATGACATCACAGAACGTCAGGTCATTAGACAGCTCGAGACGCTCAACAGCAACTCCCGCGGTCTCGAAGGAGAGGTTGATCGTCTCAAGAATGGTTTCTTCTGTCTGCGGGGTGTCGCTCGCAATGGTCTCGTTAAAGCTCTGAATGGCTTTGAAACCGTCGGGGACTTTGCAGGTAAAGAGGGTTTGATACTTAAATTCCACGAAGCAATCCTATCTCTAGTCGAGATATTTATGCTCTCTCCAATCTTCCCAATAAATAAAAACAGGTTACTAATGCAAACTATGATACACTACGTCTACAAAACAAGAATTAACGGAACTTCCCTCTACTATATAGGTAAGAGAAGTACCGCTTTGCCTTTAGATGAAGATCATTATACTGGATCAGGCACGCTTCTACACGATTATCCAAAATCTATTCGCTCTAAGGAGATCCTCAGAGTATGCGAATCAGAACAAGAAGCATATGAACTTGAAAAATCACTAGTTGGTGATCTATGGAAAACTGATCCAAATTGCCTTAATCAAAAACCTGGTGGGAAAGGTGCTCCTTCGGGTATAGATCACCATTGGTTTGGAAAACCATCAGCATATAATTGCCGCGGAGATAAGCATCATGCGTTTGGGAAAAAGAGAACACCTGAGGAGCGAGAAAAAATAAAGCAAGGTCTTCTACAAAGACCAGAATCAATCTATCTTAGGGGAGAAAATCATCCAGGTTTTGGCAAACAGCGATCAGAAGAAACAAAGAAAAAGCTTTCAGACAAAATGCGTGGGAAAATCATGCTCCCATTTTCTGATCAGCAAAAGAAAAATATGAGTTTAGCAGCCACAGGTAAATCTAAATCTATAGAACATAGAAAGAATCTATCACATGCCCTACGAAACCGAAGTGATGAAGAGAGAAGGGCTACGCTAGAAAAGAGAAGGAAGACCATTAAGTTTTATCTCGATGGTCTTCCCTTTGCATCATACAACCAAGCCGCAGAGCATTTTTCTATAACAACACATGAAGTAAAGAAAAGACTTAATCTTTTTCTTTCTCCAAAAATTTGTTAGAAATTGCCTTGAAGCTGAACTTTCCGTCTTCACGCTTGAACACAACACCCTCACGAACAGGGTGTGTCAGGCTTGGGCCTTCAGCGAAGGCAAGCAGCTCATCAACGTTGGTGATGCCGAGCTCACGAAGGCTGACGTCTGCATGGAGAATAGGAACGTGGTTGACCGCACCCAGAAGCTTGGTCATTAGTTCCATCCGCTCCGCTGGGGTGAGGTACTTGCCAGTGTCGAGGTTCTGTGCATCGAAGATGAACAGTTGGTGGCCCTTGATGGCCTCACGGTTTCCCTGGATGCCTTCACCCATCAGCTCGCCTTGAATAGCAATGTTGCCGATGAGCGGCAGATGAGTGCCAAGGCGAGCCTCTTCGAAGGTTTTCACCAGCGTGTTGTCCGCGTTCTCATCGCCGAGCTTCAGCTCGAGGTTGCGGCTGCAAACGCCGATGTCGCCATCACGGAAGTATGCTGTGAAGCTCGTGCCGTCCAGCTTCACGGTGACCTCGTAGCGAGCGTCAACATCTGAGAAGATGTCCTCGACCAGGTTCTGACAGCGCTCCTGATCTGTCTTACGAATGAAGCTTGGGAACAGTCCACGAACCTTACCAGCGAGAGATGCGGGAAGAGCAGGCTCCCACTTCTTAATACCGAGGAGCGCGGCGAGATCAACCTGATCAAGTCGCTCTTGGACCTCAGGGTCAAACACGACTGCGCGATGCATTTCGACCATCACATCCAGTCCATGGATTGCCTTCATGTCCTTGACAACATCAGGATCAACAAGCAGGTTGACACCAACGCTCTGAAGGATTTCAGGGAACGCATCAAGGCGCAGCGCCAGACCCTGGCTGATTTGACCGCGGAGACGGATCGTGCGAAGCTTATGACCTCTTTGACCCTCGAACTCGCGAACACCAGACTTCATCAGGAAGGCATAGCGAGGATCCGACTCAGGCAGGAAGCTGTCGATCTCAAAGTAGACGCAAGGATCGCCAGCGGCGAACTCGTTCTTCTTGACGACCAGCTTCCAGCCATCTACGGTCGCTACCTCAATGGCGTCTGCACCCTCGATAGGGTTAACTGCCGCTACGCGGCGAACTGTTACCAACTTTCTCATTCATCGTTCTCCAGATTGGCGTGCTTTAGAATGCGCTTCATGACCGCTTCTTCAGTGCACGCAATAATTATTCCCTGGCGGATCAGATCGTTTAGACCACCAATCTTCATTTCTCCGGGAGGAGTGCCAGGCGGATTGTCCATTGGGATTTTCTGCAGGACCTCGCAGACCTCTTCACGGGTGATGGGATACTGCCGTATGTTTCGCATTCAGTTTCTCCGCATCGTTGCGATTTCAAGAGCGTCTTCCTTCTTGAAGACCGGAACCATGTTCGACTTGTGCATCGTGGCGATCCCGATAAGGTTACTGCCCGTGTAGACGTTGGCCTCCTTCTTAGCGGTCACGTTGCTCATACCCTTCATCGTCATGACGGAGGGATACTGCGTGGGTTCGAAGGGAACCGAACTTGGCTTCATCTTCGTCCGCTTGCGCCTTGGCGGCTTTTGGTTCCACGGTCGTCCCGTAAGAGCCTCAATCCGCTTCCGCTCTTCGCGAATGCGACGTTCTTCTTCCTGCTTCAGCTCACGCCTTTTACTGGCGGACATCATAAAGGCACGAGTGCCCATGCGACCTCCTTTGGAATGTTCCCACGCTTTGGATCATGGACCACGTCGGTCCAGAAAATACAGATCGCGCCGTCCCAATATTCGATGTCGTAGGTTCGACGCGACAGCTCTTGTTTGGTTACGATTCTGAACGATCCATAACGATGCCGACTATGGATGCCCATCGTACTTTGGTACATGAACGCGCATCCCTGACGATAGCCATTTTCCTTTGCTCGGCGAAAGGTTTCTTCAAGAGCCTCCTTAGGAGACTCCATGAAGATGTCATAGATGCGTCTGCTCATTGCGAGTATGATTTACGATTGCTAGGGCAGATTTCCTGGACCGGGCATTCGTCGCAGTACCACTCGTCCCCTTCTTTTTCAAGGGTTAGCCTACATCCCCACGGGGTAGGGGTGTCCTTACCCGGACCCCATGTCCAGCGAACAGGCATCGTATCTGCAATCTTAGTGCAGAGCTTCTGCATCTTCCTGGTCTGGGTCAGTGACTGGACCTTCACATCATTTCGAAGAGCGTCGTACTCTTCTTGGGTCAGGATGTACTGCATCAATCACCTTCAGCGACAGAGGGAACCAGCACGAGCTGGCGAAGAGAGAACTGCTCACGCAGAATGGTACGTTCGAAGAACTCCTTAAACGACGGTTCACGACCCTGATAGCGAGCCATCAGAAGACCGAAGTGCGGCGAGGCCTTGTGCTTGATCGCGAAGTCCTTTCTCTCAAGATGCCCATCCTCGTTGAAGATCACATCTACGTTGAGAGCGAGCTCACGGAGAATGTGGAGGACGCGCTCTTCGATTTGGAGAACCTCATCGATGTTCACGCCTTCACCCACGAGCATAGCCTTCAGATCGTCAAGACCTTCTTCCAGAACCAGTACGGCGATGTCGCGCTCGCGAAGGAACGTCATGGCGCGGTGGCGCTTCAAGTACCATTGGGTCTTGAGCTTGACCATCTCACCATTCTCGAACTGGATTACCCAGCCCTCGATGCCCTCGATCGTCTGAGCCGTCTCCAACATCTTGGCGATGTCGAGCTTCTCACCGTCCCAGAAGCCCGTGACAGGGTCAACTACCTTCACGTTGAAGCGCATTCCAAGATAGAACACGTCGTCATACGTGTGGTACTCACCGGTCACATTGTCTCGAACGTGCAGAAGCTGAAGCTCCGGCTCGGGATAGTGAAGCACGATGCGCGCGTCTGGCGCCGTCCATTCGAAGATGGCCGTGCAGTCCAGCGTAGCGAGATGTTCCACGAGACGCAGAACGTTCTTGCTTTCCTGCTCGTGCATCCACTTCTCGGCTGCAATCGCAACCTCAGACGTGAACGTCTTCTTCGACTTCAGGCGAATGCCATTCTTGGTGATCACCGTGTGGATCATCGAGTTATGGACAAGAATGTCGTTCGCAAAAAAGTTCTCAGTCCCAGTCTGAATGTCGTACCGTTCTGAGTGATTTTCAACCTTGGAGATGTTCAGAATTTTCATAGGGCACCGATGATGGAAAAGTGTGACGCGGACGCATTTGTCTATAAATAGATTATATCACAGTCGATCTAGAAAGTACACAGTATGAAACCGTATAAACCACTAATATGCCCGATCTGCGGGGCTAGTTCAAAGCTACCACACTACAAAACTTGCGGTAAGGATCGTCCCAAAGATGAGTTTAAACTACAGGTGTTGGTCAATAATCATTCAAAGATTGATTTGTCAGATAAAGATTTGATCAATAAACTGTACATTGAAGACGAACTATCATCCGTTGATTTTTACAACGTGTTTGATGTTGGTATTAAGGTGCTGTACTTTGTACTTGATATGCACAGTATCCCAAAACGAGACCTTTTAGCCGCGAATAATACCAGCTCAGTCAAAAAGAAATATAGAGAAACGTGTTTGATAAAATACGGAACCACTAATACTTTATCAAAAGGATCTGTTGGATATGTTACTCGCCAAAAAACACTAAAGGAACGTTATGGTGCCGTAAATGTATTTCAACTCAAAGATATCCAAGATAAAATAACCAACACTCACATTCAACGTTATGGTAAGAAAAGGATAAATCCTTATGAAAATCTTACCGATGAACAACTATACGCTTTGCACCAAAAGAAATATAACACGATGATCGCCAATGGAACGTTACCGTATTACTTCAAAATCAACAAACTTGAAACTCGCGTCGCGAACTGTTTGACTTCCCTTGGAATCCCATTTCAATATTCATTTTTCATCAAGGGGGTCCAATACGACTTTTTGATAAACAATGTTGTTCTTGAAGTACACGGGGATTTCTGGCACGCGAATCCTAAGTTTTACACAGAAGAAAGCGTATTAAACTTTCCAGGTAAGACACCTCAGATCATCGCAAAGGATCTTTGGAAAAAAGATCTAAAGAAACAGAATATCGCAATCAAATCTGGGTATCAATACCTATCAATCTGGGAGAATGATATAAACTCCAAGACAGATGTTGAACTTGAAGAGTTTATCCTATTACAACTCAGTACAGTTGTTGAACTTCATCCTCTGTAGTAAGTTGATCAACTCGAACATATTCTGCCCGGTTGATACACCACACCAGGTGGTTTCCCGTCAGTTTGATCTTCTTCCTATTCTCCATCTCAATTTCATACCAATCATCGTTGTTCGGTTGGACCTTGTGATCCAGGATAGGGGTCCATTGAACTTCATTTGAGACATGATTCCATCCCAGGACTAATCCTGAATATTTGGAGTCACACGCCTCCTTGATAGACATTGGTCCGTCCGCGGTGTTCAACACGGTATCCGCGTCACAACAGCCATCGCGCTTGTCCATGACGCGCGTGACCTTCGACCAATCCAGGTTTTCAACTCGCGTGCTCTCGCGCTCGTTCACGTTGAAGAACTTGTGGAGGGGGCGGCCCACAACCGAACCGGTCTCGTTGTCGAACACGATCCCGCGGCACTCTCGAGACCAAACGTCATCGAAGGTTCCCTCAGCAGCGATCATGTAGCAGAAGGACGTGCATCCCTCGCCAATGTCCATCTCGCGCATCTCCTCCTTGTGGGCTACGCGCGAGCGGAACTCGTCGATGTGTTTGATGTCGAGCATGTTAAACTTTCAGTGCGTTTTCGTTGTATTCGATGAGGTGTGCATCTTCCAGAGAAAGCTGCATCGTGTTATTGTCGCCGACAACCGGCAGATTTGCGAGCTGCTGAAGACGCTCATACCACCGGCACTCCCGACGGCTCAAAGCGCCGTATGCGCTTGAGGCCCAGTGAAGAGTGTTGTCCTCGAACTCTTTGATAAGTTCTTCAACCCGCTGATCAACCGTCGGAACCGGCTTCTGCTTTCGGAACAGCTTCACGAAGAACTTTTGGTTCTGCTCCTCGCGGAACTTGATCTGGTCCTCAGCGCACTTTCGAACCTTCTTCGCGATGTAATCCTCTTGCCGCTTGATTTCAAGCTCGGCGCAATAGTTCACGACCCGGATTTTGGCCGGGATCGTGGAGGCGTTCATATTATCGGACACAGCAGTTCTCCAGGTTCGGGTGGTTGGGGCCGTAGGTCCGCAGAATGCTTTCCCGCTTGGCTTTTTCGATCTGCTCTTTCAGTAGGGCAAGCCGCGGCAGCCCAACATCAGGACGGATCTGAACGTTGTACGGTGCTTCCTGCAGTATCTTACGATACGCGTCAGGCAGATTATCGTAGAAGGCCATGCGTGCTTCAAGCCCGCGATTGACCGACTTAAACTCACCGCCACCGTTGTTCGTTGCCATCTTAGCCTCATCGACATTGATGAGACAATATACCCTGAACCTGGTGCTATGTAAACAGGGAAGTACCGCTCGCCAGATTTTTTAGCTCGTCAGGATGGACGTACCCCTTGATGAGAATGGCGGGATCATCGACGCATTTCAGTTCGATGTGGGTGTCGCGATAGTGAAGTGCGACGACCTCGAACTCATGGTCCTTATACGCGTCATAATAAGGAGCGTATGGGGCTTTGAAAACTTTCGGGTTGAATACGACCCGTTGACCAATGGTAATCAGCTTCATGTTTCCTCCTTGCCGAGGTGCTCGATAAACCAATCCATGAGGCCTCGTATGTTTGCTGCCCCCACTGGATTCTGACTGTGAACGTCATATTTGCGTGGGAAGGGAAGCGACTCATCGTCCATCACCGCGTTGATCATGTATTTGATCAGCCGCATCGACGTGTCATCTCCTCCCAGATCATGGTCGAAGCTGATGAACTCTGGGAATCCGTCTCGTTCGATAAGCGCGATGGCTTCAGCTGAGGAGCGAACGATCACCCATCCATCGGTAGCCGGGAACCTTTCATCGTCTATGAACATCTTGTACGACATGGACCATCCTATCACTTCTGCGGCAGAAGTAAACTCAGAAAACGCGGACGTCGTATTTCTTTTCCCAGCGAATGGCATCCTCGACCGTGTTGACTAGAGGCTCACCCTTGATGTTGAGCGACGTGTTCAGCAGCATAGGACATCCGGTCTTGGCGTGCCACTTCTCCAGGATTTCACGGAGGATGGGAGCCTCAGCCCCAACAGTCTGGACCCGAGCAGTGTTGTCGAAGTGCGAGATTGCGGGGTACTTCTTCGGAGAGATGACGTCCACCACGTACTGCATGTAAGGTGCTGAATCGGTTCCCATTGGGAACACGAAGCACTTTGACGCGTGCTCTTCGAGAACAGCCGGAGCGAAAGGACGGAACATCTGGCGATGCTTAATCTGGTTGACACGGTCCTTCATGTCTGGTCTGCGTGGGTCGGCCAGCAGGGATCGATTGCCGAGAGCACGAGGTCCAAACTCAGCGCGTCCATGGGCAACGCCGCAAAGCCCGACCGTTGAAAGGTGCTCAACGATCTGATCGGTGTTGAACTCGCGGATGATGTTGTGACCAAGGAAGGGACCTTCCCACTGTAGCTGCGAGCCAACAAACTTCGCCGCGGCGCCAAGGGAGTTACCCGCATCACCTGGATTTGGCATGATCCAGACGTTCTTGAACTGGTGCTTCACATGAGAGTTCGCAACACAGTTCAGAGCAACACCACCTGAGTAGACTAGGTTGTTAGAGTTTACAAGCGATGCAGCCTTCATCATTATTTGACGAATAAAGAACTCAGTGACGCGTTGAGCTGCGAGTGCTAGCGTATACTTGCCTTCATCTGAAGAAGTATACGCGTTAAGAACATCGTCGTGTCGAACTCCCTGGTGGAAGTTGTAGCTCTGCCAGATTCCAGTATGCGCTCTGTGGTAGGTGCTGAAGATGTACTTCGCGATGTCAGCTGCCTGCTCGGAGTTGCCATACGCTGCCATTCCCATAAGGATGTACTCCTCTTCATTTGGCTTCAGCCCCACGAGATCGGTAATCGCGCTGTAGAACAGGCCGACAGATTGTGGGTACTTCAGCTCCCACTTTCTAATGAGCTGATCTCCTCGACCTTCCCAAATAGAAGCCGTGGTCGTTTCACCAATCGCATCGATGACAACGATCGCCGCATCAGAGAAGCCGCTCGTGTAGTAGCCGCCTGCAGCATGAGACGCGTGGTGATTTGAGTAGGACATCGGAGCGTTGATGCCGTACTGACGCATGTAGGCGCGAGGAGACTTTTCGGTTAGAAGATCGTACTGTCCGCTCTTGAGGTAGCGAAGCTTGCGACCCCATGGATTTTCAAACCACGCGACCTTTTCTGGATAGCCCCAAAGGAGAGCGTCCTTAATGAGGCCCGTGTTCAGGTCACAGTCGTTCTTGATCCTGCTATACCGCTCGGCATGACCGGCGAACAGGATTTCCTTTGACTCGGCGTCGACGACGCTGATGGATGCGTCATGGTTGTTTGCGTTGACGCCCCATACGATCATTCGTCTGCTTCCTTGGGCTTGATGTTGTTGATCAGCGTGTGCATCGCTGGACGTTCTTTAGGGATGCCAGCAGCTTCACGAGCTAGACGAGCGGCACGAATCTCATGTCCTTGCAGATAGACAGGGACAAGCTCTGGGAATACCGCGGTGAACTGGGTGTCGCGGCGACGGTCCATCTCATCGAAGAACCCAACGAGCGCGTCCAGCTGTTCTGGATCCTGCTCTACCGAGTTCATGAAGTTGACGAGACGATTGATCTGGTCAACCTCTTCCAGAAGAAGGGCAGAGTTGTCGTCTGGCTGTCTGTTCGTGTGGTGCTTCTCGATTGAACCAAGCATTTTGTACTTGAAGTCGATCTTGCCCTGCTTGTCTAGAAGGGTGATGGACATGTGGCGTGGCCAACGAAGGTAGGCAATGTTGAAGCCGACGCGGCGGCGGTTAGGACGACCACCGTAAGCGAGACGAAGCTCAGCGATGTAGTCAAGGAACCAATCAAACTTAGGAGCCGAAAGGATGTTGACGGTCGTCATGAACTGAATGCGAACGAGAGGAGGAGTGTTCAGCAGGAAGTAGTCGATGTTGCTCGTGAACAGCTCCCAGTCCATTCCATAACGGGCATACTCTGCCTGCTCACCAACGGATTCAGTTGACGTGTAGATAACGATCTCACGAATCTTGCCATGGAGCTGGTTGATCTTGCTGCACAGCTTCTCGACCAGCTTACGTGGAATGCCCATGTTCGTGTTGATGCCAAGCTTGAAGTCTGGGCGTGGGTTGGCAATGATGTAGTCGAGAATCTTCCAGGTGTTCTCAGTCAAAAGCGGCTCGCCACCAGTAATGCGGAATGTGTCAAGCGACTGATAAAGCTCTGGCCACCATTCCCAGAAAGCATCGATGTATGGGTTCTGTTCCTTGTGGTGAATCGGGAACTTGCCGACAGACTTCATCCATTCAAGATCATGGTGCGTTTCACCGTTAGGCATCTTGTAGCCACCATGGGTCTGGATTTCTTCCATCCAGCGAGAGCTGACGTCGGGCGAGCAGTAGGTGCACTTGAAGTTGCAGATGTTTTCAAACGCAACTTCGAGATACGCAGGAGCGATCGTAGGACCAAGACCGGACTCAATCACAGCATCAAAGTTTTCCCACATGCCAAGTCCCCATGCAGACTTGTAGTGGCGATCTGAGAAGTGATCCTTGCCAAGGTTCTCGATGTTCCAGCAGTAGTCGCACTCCTTTGTCTGCACACCATTCATCATGTCCTTGCGGGCAGCGATCTTGATAGGCGTGTTGTGGAGTCCGCGATGGTTGTGCTTGATCTCATCAATGTTGATCTTGTGCGCGGTTGGGTGGTGGCACGAATGCGTGTACCCGTTGTACAGGGTCGTAGTGGACTGAAGCCACTTGGCCAGACAGAACGTGGGGCTAACCGCGTTCAGCTTTTCAACTCGAGTCTTCAGAAGATCGAGGTGCTGCTTGTTTGCATCTGCGTTCATAGTCTGTCTGCTTCCATTTCAGTTACGATTGGGTTCGCCGTACGGCGAGGTGGCTCATACACGGACTTGAAGAACTCTGACTGTTGCTCGCCCATATCAGCGAGGGTCATCCCTAGGTCCTTGTAGAGCGGCGTGAGTAGCTTGGTAGATTCGGCTTGCACAAGAGCCTTGTCCCAACGTAGACCGGTTCGGCGACACTTTTCGCTGCCATCACCGGTAAAGCGAGGAGCGATTTCTTCAGCGAAATATGTCTTGAACCAGTCGTAGTCGGAGATTTGAGAGATGTCAAAGTCTGCCTTGACGTTGGTCATGTAGATGCCAAGGCGGGTCCCATAGATTGACCACAGACCGTTTTCGGCATCAGCACCGACAGATGCCCAGATGAGAAGGCGACGGTAGTTCTTGTCGTGTAGGTACTTTGAGATCGCACCATCACCGGCCTTAGCACCACGATCAAGCGTCATCTTGACACCTTCGCGGAAGCCAGCTCTGAATGCCTGAAATGGTGAGCCGTTAGGGCAGGTATCGGAGTAGACGCCGTTTAGCTGGACGTACTTGTCGTCCCAGCAGAAGTCAACCTTCTCTTCATCGCGAGTTGCGTTCTCGTGGGTGCGCATGTTAAGGACGAACTCTTTCGTCCAAAGCTTCAGGCCACCGTTGCCGTAGCAAAGACCGTTGACTGTGTTGCGACCTGCCCAGCTAAGCGTGGCATCTGCTAGGCGATCAGGGATGTCAAGCTCGAGATCAAAGAACTCTGGGTAAACGATGTTGTCACCGTCTACAGTGATGAAGCGATCTGTTTCCGACAGATTGGCACAGGCCTTGTGGGCGCTATCGAAGCCCTTGACACCATCAACTCGTTGTGCCCATGGGGCAAGGTCTTGAAGCTTAGCCCAGAACTCTTCCTTCTGCGGCTCGTCATAGCTTAGGTAGAATAGATCAAACTCGGTTATGGACCGCTTCATGTCTGATTATGGCCAGCTTAAGATTGGATTTGATGGTGTAGACTGAAAGATCGTCTGCGTTGGGCAAGGGAAGAGCGATCGGGTTTGGCCACTCTGGAAGATTGTTGACGCGTTGGATTTCATCAACAATATTTACATCAAGAGAAAAAGCGCACTTCAGGTAGGACGGGTTGTTCTCTGCGGTAAAGTACAGCTTGGCTGGTCTCTGCCAGTTCTTGATGGTCTCACCATTGTAGTAGATCAGCACGACATCTTCTTCAGCACCGACTTCGATCTTTACATCTGGATATGGGGTGTCTGCATCCACGATCTCAAAGATCGAGAGCGTATCGATTCGCTTAAGCTTCTCACGAAGGAAGTCTTCTTCACGGACGATGATGCATGTGTCATTACGATAGCGAGCGATCCATCTAGTGATGTTCTCAACCCCACTTAGAAACTTTTCAGCGACGTGATATTCAATCTTGATGCTGATGACTTCATCGTTCGCCTCTTCAGACAAAGCAACTGGAGAGATGCCCACGATCTGCTGGGTCTTGACGTTGATGTGCGCGTAGAACTGCGGGTTCACTTGCTTTGGAACGGTGATCGTCATTGCTGGGATATTACCGACAGCAGCAAGGATGCTTTGAAATGTCTCAGACAATGCCCAATCTCCGTTCCATATTGATGATCATCTTGTCCGTGACGAATAACTTGATGTGGTAGTGAAGAGGAAGGTCCTGCTTGTAGTTACCAATCATCAGAGAGCAGTCACGACCATAGTAGCTTCTGATCATCTTGGTCCAGTCTTCGATCATGTATTGGTCATTCGGCCAGTTCTGTAGTTGACTCTTCATGTGAACGAAGGTTGGAACATCAGACTTTGGGAACTGGTTTAGTGACTCATAGTCCATGATCTTTGCAGCGATAGCGAATACGACGTCAGTCGAGACATACCGTGGACGATGCTCTGGCAAAAGGAACTCGTAGAAGTAGCGCTCCCAGTTGTTGAAGATGTCTTCGGCAAGCTTGAACAGCTCGTAGTTTGGATCTGACTTCTTGAAGTAGAACATCGCCGTGTAGATGTTCGGAAGTTCACTCTCGGTAAAGACCTTGCGGTAAAAGTTGGACGTAATGATCTCACCGCGATAGGTGCGTGGAGTGGTAGCAAAGACACCTTCGCTCTTATCAAGGATGTCCCACCACGAGCTGATGTCAGAAGGAAAGAGCATGTCAGCGTCTAGCTTGATCGTCTCATCGTAAGGCGTCATGTGGATCGCCTTCCATTCGTTCTCAAGCTTCCACTGAGAGTTCTTGGCGTTGTCCTTCCATGGAATCTTTACGACGTTATCAAAGACCTCGCGGTACTTAGGATTAACGTTCTTAAACTCTTCCTTGGTAACACCAATGCTAAGCTTAGACAGCTCATCTGGCTGGGAAATCTTCAAAGACAGAGCAAGCGCGTAGGCCAGGCGCTGGTACTCTTCACCTTGTGCGATCGTGAAGAACCCTCTGCTCATGCGATGGCCTCCAAGATATCGTCGATGTTGTTGAGAAGGGACAACTTGTTCATGCAGTGGACGTTCAGTCCCTTGAGACGAGACACGTAGAACTTCCATGTCTCCTTAGGGTCATTAACGAAGATCGAAATATCCGTAGGTGAACGAACCTTGAAGAGCTGGTCGGTATCTAGTGAGGTCAGAATAACAGGATCGGGAAGAGGAGCGATGACATCGTTGCTCTCTACGAACCCATTCAGAATGTGAATCGCGATCGAGAACGCATAGTCGTTGCGGTACAGATGGCCAGGCACCTCGTACAGCATCTTGTAGAACTCCCAGTTCTCCTTGACGTGTTCAACAAGGTTAAAAAGAAGAGCTGCCTTTTCGCTCTTACGGAAGTAAATCACCGTCGCCCAGTACATCTTGATCCCGAACGGGTTGAGCCTGAACTCCGGACCGGTAAGAGGTTCACCAAGGAGGTTGGTTGCATCCTTGTTCATCATGACCTCTTCATCGTTGCCCCAAACGCAGTCAAGGACGTTGTTGCTCACGAGGAAGTCGCAGTCAATCAAAAGAGTTTCGTCAAAAGGAGTCAGGTCATACACCATAGAGCGGGTTTCATTTCTGAACAGCGCATCGACATGGTAGTAACGGGTGTCTCGATAGGCACGGCGATTTTCAAACCGATCTTCGTGCCCTTCTGGAATCAGTCGTACGTGGGTAAAATAGTTGCTAAGCGAGTCACCGCCGCCTTCGTAGTATTCCTGCGAGTGTTTGTCGGTGATGAGGCAGATGTATTCGACGTTCATGTTCTTCTTAACGAAGCCAGCGCACATGATTGCAAGTCGAATGTAGTCTACCCTGGCATTGTTCACGCCAAAGATAACAACGCCTCTTGACATTACTGCTCTCCTACAAGAGCCTTCGGCGTTCTAAGCTTGTTCAGCCCCTTGATCTCTACGAGATACTCGTTCATGCACTCGTAGTAGGTGTCGACTATCTTTTCAGAGAAGTCCTGAAGATCGGTGATTTCGATTGGGTTACCGTTCACGTCAACGAGAATCGCATCCGCTCTACCACCGTAGATTAGGGCCGCGACGAATGAGATAAGTTCTTGGGTGACGTTGAAGGTGCCGCCATTCGTCGAAAGCGTCAGGTTCTTCTGAAGCTTGAGGAAGGCGTTTTTCTTTTGGGTGTTCAGCGTGATGCGATAGTTCGCTGCCGCTAGCGCCTCGCTAAGGCGCTTGTCAATCGCGACCTGAAGGTCGGGGTTTTTCGTCTTCATTATCTGATCCTATGGCGGAGGAGCCCTCGCTGAATGCTCCTCCTATTTATCTATCGATAGCAATCAAGCGGCGGTGAGGAAGGTACCACTTTGTGCAACTGCTGGAGCTGCGATGGTTGCGTTGAAAGAGTTTGCATAGATGCCGGTAACGATCGAAGTCATCGTGCCGATAAGAGCAGAAGACGTCGTGTCATTCTGGCCACCGGTACCACCAGTTACATGCTGCAGATAGTACTCAATGTCCAGCTCAACCACGTAGTTGCTGCCAACCGTTTGCGCGGTTGCCATGATGACGATACCACCATCTGCCGGAGGATCAGAGCTGTACAGACCAGAACCTGGGGTAGAGAGAACGTCACGTTCAAAAATCTTGGTTGGGGTAGAACCAAGGTTGAAGTAGCCATAGTAGTTGCTGCCACCTGGAATGGTTGGCATGTAGGTTGGGGTGAATACTGGGTTTGGAGACAGATAAGCCGAAGTCTCCTTGACACCCTTGTAGTCAAACGCCATACCGTGGAAGGCCAGAAGGAAGTTCTTCCAGTCAAGCTCAATGTTCGTTGGAGAACCAGAAGATGGAACAAACGACCAGTTGAACTGAAGCTGGCCACCAGCGTTAAAGAACGCATCAGCATGAGCCTTGTCAGTGAAGGTCATGGTGACGGTATGGGTGTACGCGGTAATGACGGAAGGAATGAACAGCGACTGCGTTGGGTTTGTGCGAACCGCGTTAGCAAACGTGGACAGCTGAGTCTGAGATGCGCCAAGAGTAAAGCGATAGGTCTCAAGATTCGTCAGTGCGTTTACGGTGTTGTCATAGTAGGTCTGAACCTGAAGGCTACCAGCACCTGCCCAACCAGCAGTAACGTTGGCAACCGTTCCTTGGTGAGGAGTTGGACCAGAGTCATAGTTGTTGTAGTAGTTGGCAAGGGTGTTGCCGGTACCCGTTGGCGTACCATCATCGATGAAGCCAACTGTCGAAGCTGCAGTCTCATAGAGACCGGTCTGACGAAGTGCTTTGCGCAGGCGGGACAGGAAGATCGCCCATGCGTTATTGTCGAAGTGGCTTGGGAAGGTCAGGCCTGCTGGAAGATTGGCTTCAGCAGCAACCGATGCGGAATCGAGAGTCCCAGTTGCGTCATACGTTGGAACGAGATCAGTTTGGCCCCAGCCCGCGGTACCAACCATTGCGTTTCCAGTTGGAGCACCGATGATTCGGTTAAGTCTATTGGCAAGACCAACGACCATAGTGTCTGGGGTTGGAGAGTATTGGGCGATACCTGCAGCGACCTGTGGAGATGCTTTTCTCCAGCCACCACCGGTTGGCACTGCGCCATCCCATACGTTCAGAACGTGGTTGGTCGTGTCATACCAGAGCTGTCCAACCAAAGGATTGGATGGGGCAGTCGATCCTGAGAAGCTGCGGAGAATCTTGTTGTCCCATGCGCTGCCGTTCCAGAACCACTCAACGTTGTTGGTGGTGTCATACCACATCTGACCAATAGTCGGATGCGCAGGCGCGGTTGGGGCTGCGAAGTTCTCAAGAAGAGCAAGGAAGTTTTCTTGCTGGAAGAGGCCGTAGTTTTGAAGGCCCTTACCGGTGAGAGTCAACGATGTAGAGGTAGTATCGTATGACTTGTCCGCGACAGTGATCGCCGGCTTTAGAGCGGGATCTGTCCAGTTGACTGTATAGCTCATGATGTCTCCATTGCGCCGGCTCACGAGGAGTGATTCTTACGACATGCCGGTATTGAGTAGCCGCAAGTTTTAGTATGCCTGATATTTATGGAAACATCAAAAAGGTCTGGGGACGGGCCTCCTTCGAACACCGTCCCCAGGTCTAACTAATCCAGTGCCTTACGCTTGGTGTAGTGCGGCGACCTCGGTCCCGTCTATGACTTCGCGTACTGCGGCTCCATTAAGACTTCTAGACGTATTCTTGTACTCGGGGGCATCTAGCAAGGATAGAATCCTTTTCACCATTTCAGAGCGAACTACGTCCCTGTTCTGAAACTCGATATAGCTGATCTTTTCATCCCTCCCTTTTAGTTTACGTACGATGAACTGAAGCCCGTTTTCCCAGTCTTTACCTGCGTCACGGGGTTTTACGAGATCACTCTGCGACACATCGCCGTTGATAGCGAAGACGCTCTCATAACCCATTCGAGTTACGAACATTCGCATTTGATCTACCGTAGAGTTTTGAGCCTCGTCGAGGATCACGAAACACTTGTTGAAGGTTCGGCCACGCATAAAGGCGAGCGGCGCGATTACAATCTTTCCTGTTTCGATGAGTCGTTTTGTCATTGCCGGACCGATGTGGTCTTCAAAAGCGTCGATCAACGGCAAGAGATATGGATCGAGCTTTTCCTCAAAGGTTCCTGGTAGGAAGCCGAGGTGTTCACCAGCCTCTACTACAGGTCTGGTAACAACGATTTTTTCAACCTTGTTTTCAAGGAGTTTCTCTAGTGCGATAGCAGTGACAAGGTAAGTCTTGCCGGAACCGGCTGGACCACCGCAGATAGTCATTTGCATTTCGCGAAGAGATTTGAGATAGAGATCTTGAGTTAGGTTTTTGGCTTTGATTTGATACTTGATGCGAACTGGCTGTCCGGTCTCGCCTTCGCGAGGTGGACCTGCAGGTGGGTATTTTTGCTTCCTTGGGCGTTGAGCCATGTTGAAGTCCCCTGAGTTAGAGTTGAGGGCCAGTCACCGGGGCAATATTCAGCGGTAGAAGAGTTTAGATCTCCTTTGTTCCTTAATGCGGAGGGGGCTTAGTTTTGTCTGTGAAGAACCCATCGCATCCATTCCACGACATTCATTTGTGGATTGCAAGCGTATGGATTTGTTTCAAAGTTTACAGGACGTTGAAGCTCATTGAGTAGCCACATTGAAACGCCAACCGCTTCTGCAGGTTGAAAGCCTTTTACAGCCTCAATCACTTCAGCAGATGTTACCATTTCGTAGGAGTTCAAATCGCGGGGCCAACGAGTTGGTCCACCATTCTTGAACATTTCAATCAGGGCGGCCATGATGAAGTACTGAACGTTGTTCGATACACCACCGTCTCGGACGACCTGCTCAAGTGTCATTGTAATGTGAACAGGGATAACGCCTTCAGAAAGGTCGTATGCGCCCTTATTGACAGTCTTGATCTCATTGAGTTTCATATCGGAGTCCTTTGTAGGGTACGTCATTTCTGCGTACGTGGATATTTATAGATTTCTCACCCAAAAGACTTGCGTTGATCTCACGATATAAATACTTCTGAACGCTATCAGGAGCAGCACCAATGAAACTTAGAGATGTAAAGAGACTTTCACTCATCAATGAAGGCGGCTTTCCAGTAAGGATCGAAGCATATTCTCTGAAGCAAAAGTCCTTCATCAAGGAACTGGCGGACGACGTCCACAACGCTGGATTCCCATCTAGCTTTACGATGGAGATTGAGACGCAGGGCCATAAGATCAATGCTCGCTTCGTGATGGACAAGAAGGAACTGAATCACGAGACCAGCTGGCATTCGGTAACGTTCACCTACGAGATGGACAGCAACACCCATGCGGCCATCGGAAAGCTGCTTCGCTCTGTAGAGCATGATGAAGAAGCGCATGCGGCCATTTCAGACGATCTTATGATCGATACGATCAAGGTTACCGCTGAGTTCGGAAAGGACTTTGAGAAGGTCTGGGGCACCGCAAGTTAACATCCGCCCTCTATCAAATAGGACATATCATGGACGCACCAAAGATTACCCCGAAGGCTGAATGGCCTGGACTCTCGGTCCAGCAGCTGTACGATCTGAAGTTTCAGCTCACAGACCTGTACTACAACATGCGTGGGGTCAACGCATCGTTCGCGAATCAGTACCGCAGATTTTCAGATGAGGTGTCGGCCTTGATCGCTATCCGCGAGCACGAGGCTCGCCTTGAGGCGCTCGCCGAGGCCGAGCGAGACACTTAGCCGGTATTTCTAGACTGAACTCGGGCAGTTCGTCTACGATGTGATCCGTCAGCCCGTACTTCTTACATTCCTGTGGTGTCAGATAACAGTCTGACGCGCCAAACATCACGTCTTCGATCTGCTTCTCGGTCATCTTCGTGTGGCGCTTGAAGTGCTCGATGAACTGGTGTTTGAGGTAAAGCTCTGCCTTAAAGTCGGCCATGATCTCGTGGAACTTTCCGTACGTTCCGCCGGTGAACTGGTGCGCCATGACGCAGGAGTTCTTCAACATAATACGGCGTCCCTTGGTACCCGCCGCAAAGATCAGCACGCCCATGGAGATGATGTTGCCGAGACCCACGGTCTTGATGGGCAGCTTTGACACCTCCATCAGATCGATCAGGGCAAAGCCATCGTAGCAGCTGCCACCAACCGTGTTGATGAAGTAGGTGATCTCGCGGTTGCTGAAGAGCTGGTTTGCCTTGAGGAGAAAGGTCGACGCGTCCTTCATGGACTGTTCATCAACCTCTCCGAAAATAAGATGGGCGCCTAGGCTCTCAAGTGAGATGTCGTTGAAGTCCATCATGCCGCTAACGGTCTTTTCGTCAAGGTCGTTTCTCATGTCCACAGAGTTTCCCTGATATCGATGAGACGCTGAAGGTTTGCCTTCACGGTGATCTCATGCTCTTCCTGGATTTCCCGCATCTCTGCAGGCGTGATGATCTTGGGCTCGCCAGTTTCAACATGCTCGAAACCGAAGGTGCCATCGCCACGCTTGGCCTTAAGCTTGGTGCCGGTCAGCTTGCGGTACTTTTCGTAGTCGAACTTGTACCCCTCGTCCTTGTACCACTCGTAGAGGCGCAGGATTTCAGCGTCATTGGTGAACTTCGCTTCGAGATTGGCGTTGGTGAACTTCTTCATCTCGTCATCATACCAATCACCGTAGTACTCTGCCTTCCCTTCAGGGGTGCTGAGCTTGTAAATGTATTCGCGCATCTCCTTGCGGTTGGTGTGACGCTTCACCCGCTTGTCACTCCAGCTCCTGAAAGGCTGCTCAAGCTCAACAAAGTCGACGAGCAGCTGGAAGCAGGCGTGGTACATCAGGTAGTCTCGATCATGCCAACCACGGCCGACCTGAGAAAGTTTGATCACGTTGTGCGGGAAGAAAAGGCAGCGAAGCTGGTAACGAACTTCGCGGTAGGCCTTCATGATAGGATTGTCTCTGAGCATGCGTACTCCTTTGGAGTATTTAAGAAGCTCAGCGCCTGTTTTTCGGACCGAAGCCGTACTCAGGATCGGCAAGCTTCTTGTTGTAGAAGAAGATTTTGGCCATGCTGTGGCTGAAGATGACCGCGAATACGTCTGCCAGGTAAAGGCAGATGCTCGCGTAGGTCGTGTGGAACTGCCACCACCAACTTACGATCTGCCAAGCGCCAACATAAGGGACAGGCAGGATGCTCCAAAGCGGGGCGGCGGGGTAGCTCTCTGCGATCCACGCCCAATACCCGTCCATCACGTCGGAGTTCAGGTGGACGGTGCCGAAGAAGTCTGGCGGTCCGAAGAACGCTTGCCAGAGAAGTCCGGTGAAAAATGCAAGGGTGAAGATAAAGACTGTCAGCAACACCCACGTAACCGCCATCTTCGATTTGTATCTCGAGAAGAACAGCCGGAGGAACCCGTAGAGGGTTATGACGGGCAGTGCGATGTACCACAGCAAAGAGAACAGCATCTCTAGGACCTTTCATCAAATCCTAAAGCGATCATATCACGCTTCGGGTTGAATGTAAAGCCTTATTTGAAGAGGATGCGAACTTTTTTCAGGGAGAATGGAGAACCTTCTGGCGCAGATTCCTTGACAGCGACCTTAACAGGTTCAGCTGCCTTCTTCTCGACCTTCTTCTCAGGTTCAAGCGACTTGAGAATAGACAGGCGCTTCGCTGGAGTCGTAAGCGGTGGAGCAGATTCCATCGTAGGAGCAGGGGCAGCTGCTGGTACAACGACCGCAGCTGCCGCAGTTGGAACCGCAGCCTGGGGAATGTCGAAGGTCTGAACTTCTGGCTCGGTGACTGGCTCAGGAGTTTCTACAGGAGCTGGAGTTTGTGGAACAACAAACTCTGGAGCAGCCACATCAACGATGTCGGCGATCGTTTTGAAAGGCGTGAAGATGCGTTCACGAAGGATCACGTTTACCGACAGCTTTACAGAGCCGGTACCAAATGTCTTTCCTGGCTGATCGATCTTTGCGGTCCAATCATCCCCAAGCTGGTGTGCTGAATAGCTCAGCGACTTACCATCGCGCTCAAGCACGACCATAACGCTCGATGGAGGAGAGGCAGTACCAGCGATCCCGACCTTAAAGGTCATCTCGATGGACTTGTCGGCGGGGAATGTGAACTGCATTAGATGACCTTGATGCGGATGTCTGTGATATTTACTGCCTCACCACTATCTTTCAACGGCAGATTGTAGACATTGACCATTGGTTGGAACTGCTCATCGCCACGATCGACGGTCTGCGAGAAATTCTGTTCGCCAAACTCGACGGTAACCTGGATCGTTGGATGCTCGAGGGTCGATGGATCGATATCCTCCTCGACAATCCAAGGCTGATCGGGATCACGCTTATACATACCCGGGACGATCTTGCGGGTATGTGGGTTAACGTGCTGGGCGCTACCACGACCACCGCCCTGCACCCAGTGATTGAGCAGATCGTCAATGATCGCGCTACGTCTGCTTTCGCAGATAGCGTCAATCGTTGCGCAGTCAATGGTGCAGGAGTTAATCGACATTAGAGCGAGTTGCTAGGCCACAAGGTTGACATGTAGTCGTATTCTTGAACGGAAATAGGATCAGTCATTGCTTGGATAGCAGCCTTGTGCGTCCAACCGGCCTTATAGACAGCTGAAAGGAAGGCAAGCATTGTGATACCCATGTTGATCATGTAGGGACCAGTGACAACGTGGACCACGTTGGCCATGTCTCGGAAGATAAAATTTGGTGGCAGGTGACCCTGATTTAGAACAGCCAGTAGAATCACGCCGACGACGTTGAAGCGAGAAGCCTGGTCGCACTGCCATTGATGGCCATCATAAACAAAGTGGCTGAAAAGAACGCCATCACGATACGAATCGCAAAGCTCAGTCATCTTTGCGATTGCCATATCAAGTGGGAGATTTGGATCTACTTGCGCCATTTTAGTCCTATGTTATGGGTAGCGAGCACCAAGCTCGCGAGTGTACATTGAGAAGTAGTCTACTTGAACAGTCTTGGCACCGGTTGCATTGTTGATCAAAGTTAGACCAACGTTGACTGCGGCAGTTGGAATGTTCGTTGTGCTTGAACCGATAGTGGTGCCATTGATGAATGCAGTCCAAGATGTTCCATTGTAGAACATCTCTAGGAGATACCAGGTGTTGGCTGCAACCGTTACGGTAGACGTAACGGTTGTCGACGTTGAAGCTGCTCTAGTAATGAACTGCCAGAAGGCGCTTGTGCCGGTGTTGAAAGAGAAGAACACGCCATCGGTGCCGAAAGTTGCCGTTGACGTGTCTGTTCCCATACCAGCCAGAACAGAAACTGAAGTGATAGTTGGAATACGAATGAGCCATGCCATGTATTCAACTTGGTTAGCAACTTGAACCAGCGTGGTGTTGGTGTTCCCCAAATGCATACGCGCTGAAGCGGCGTTAGTTGTTGGCGTGCCGATAGAAAAAATGCCCGGGTGATCTGCAATGCCGGTAACAACAGAGTTGGCGTTAGTGCCAGATCCAGTCATCGACCAGTTGATTTCACCGTACGTCGCGATACCAGTAGAAGCGATCGCACCCGTCATGAACTCGTCATACCATGCTCTACGCTTGCGATAAAGTGCAGTGCGTTGTGCAGCAACCGGAGAAACAGTCGTGCTGTATGGGGAAGAATATCCCTCGAGCACTTCTTCATCCGTGTTGTAGCGCAGCATGCCGTCTGTTGGCGTTGCTGGACGCTGTGCAGTAGTGCCAACTGGAAGTGTAAGAGACGCCGTTCCTGGCATAATCGCGTTAGACGCGAGACCCACGGTTACCGAGCCAGTAGAACCTGACAGGGTGATTTGGTTAGTCGTACCCGCAATCGCCGTGACTGTTGCTGCAGCAGAAGCGATAGTGTGCCAAGCTGACGCCGCATAAACATAAACCGCATAGTTCGTCGTGTCGATGTAGAGAGAACCAGCCCCATAGGTTGGTGCGGTCGAAGGCGCACTAGCTCCACCAGTCAGTGATGGGATCACGTTGCCAACCGAAACGGTCAGTGGATCACCAAGGACATCAGGAACTATATCGTAGCTGTAGGAACCAAGAACAAGGGTGGACATTCGAATCTCCGTAAGTGATCTATTTATCCAAGAGGAGGTCTTGTATCACGCTCGATATAGCTAGTCGAATATGTAAAGTTGACACCAGTCGCGCCACCAAGAGGCGTCATAGTGTTCGTGTTGCCAGAATAATCCATGGCCGCGCTACCGTCCGCGCGGAGGCCCACACCATGTTCAATTCCGAAGGCAAGCTGCTCGACAATGAGCTCGAGCTCGCCGCCCGCGCAGACGCGGCGCAGAAGGTCGCCATATGCGCCCTAGCGGCGGTCCGGCGGCTTGCTGAGGCCCGGGGCGTCGATTTAGGGCTGGAGGCCTACGCGGACGATCTCGAGGCCCGTGCGCCGCTCCCTGAGGGTCGGGGCAGGGCGATCGAATACCGCGGGCGCATGATCGCTGCATCCCTGATCCGGGCCGTGGCAGATCTCTGAGGTCAGATGACCGCCGGGATCAAGTTGGTCATCGACTGAATCGCAGTTAGCTGCGGCGCAAGTTGCTCCTCGACCGCGGCAGCAGTCTCGGCCGCGGTCGGTATCGAGCCCCCGATGCCGACTATTGTCGCAGCAGCCGCCAGCGTCAGCATGACCTGCACGCCGGCGGAATAGGCGACTGGGTCAACGAGCGCCCCGATCAGGTTCCCACCAGACACCCGCGCGGTGTAGGAACCCGGAGCGAAAACAAGTTGCCACCCGTCCAGCAGCTGCACCGTGATGCCGACGGCAACCCCAGACGACAGGACCTGCTTTCCCGAGGCCAGGGCGATCGTGGGATATGCCATGCCCTCTGGCGAGTTCTGCGCCGCGACGATGGCGTCATAGAGGGCCTGGCAGTCCACGACCGTCTGGTCGGCGCTGACGTTGATCCGCTGGTTCACGAAGTCGAATGAGAATGCCATTGGCCCCCCACCCTAGGTAGCGACCGCGTCCGTCGTTCGGATCGCGGAGACTGATTGACCGGTGAGCGACACCGTGCCGGACGTCTCGAACGGCTGGATCGAGTTCCCGGCGCCGCTGGCATAGCGCCGCACGCGTACCACGTCATAGATCGGTGCAGACACGATAAGCTGTGTCGAGACGCTGGATCCAGCCGCGGCCTGGTCAATCAGGGGCACCCACATCGTGGCCCCATTGTAGTTCGCCGAAAGCGTCCCGGACAGGGTGAACGTCGACCCCGACCAACTGGTGTAGGGATAGCGGTCGAAGCCGCCAGACGCGTTCCTGATGCGCAGGGTGCCGCTCTGAGGCTCATCGGCGCTGATGGTCCCGTTGACGACCACAGTGCCCGAGCCGCTGGCATTGCCGGCGGCGGCCAGCGTGTACCTCGAATAATTGATCGTCGTGGAACCCGCGCCGGTCGAGCGCGCCACGAGCACCTGGTCGCCGGCCACCAGGTTGGACACGGTGATCGACTGGATGTTCGGCGGGATCTGCGTCGACCCGTCATTGGCGGTCAACTGGTAGTTCTGGATATCGGCCACCGCCATGTTGTAGAGCCAAACGCCCTGGGCCGCGAAGAACTTGCCGCCGGCGAAGGTGCCGAAGGGCGCGGTTGGCACCGGGGTATAGCCGGGCATTCCCAGGAATAGCTGGCCCTGCGTCCCGTTGGTGTAAGTGGCCGCCGTCTGGCCGCGCCCGGTGATGTATTGCAGCCACTCATAGACCTTGAGCACGGTCATGCCGTTGCAGTTGATCGCCAGGTCGTAGTTCTTGGCCCCGCCACCATTGTTGAGGTCATGGGCAGCCGTGCCATAGGCCAGCGTCGGTAGGGTGGCGAAGGCTGCGACCGTGGCGGCGCTGTCGACGATCGAGGTGTCGACCGAGGTCGAGAGCGGAACCGGGTTACGGCCGCCGGCAGACAGGTTGATCGTGAAATAGTTGTCCGTGTTGCCATACTCGCGGGCATAGACCGTCACGTTCCCAGAGTTGATCAGGGCCCCTGCCCGCTGCACCGGCAACACCAGGTCCACGTGGCCAGACGACCAGTAGGACGAGATCAGGGTGTTGACCCCTTGGCTGATGTAGAGCTGCGTACCGGCCTGCAGGGGAGAGCCCAGGGTGTAGAGGTTGGAGAAGAGGCTCTCACCCGTGGAGACGGCCGTCGACGTCCCGGCGCCCGTGCCGCCGGTGATGGTGGTAGCCCCGGCGCCGATCGTCCCCGTGCCGGCCCGGACCCACCACAGGCCGGCGGTGTTGTTATAGGCCAGCAGCGTGCCCGAGTTGGCGCCCTGGACGACGGTCTTGCCGATGTCGGAGGCCACGGCCGGCGTGTAGGTGCTCCCGAACTGGAGGAGCATGATCCCAAGCCCCGGCGAAAGGCTGTTGTCCCAGCCGCTGGTGGCGATGCCGCCGCCAGAGAGATATTGCAGGCTCGCCTCATCGATGAACCAGTGATTGATCATCGTGTAGGAGGTCGGCGTCGAGGCCGACATGGGCGGCGGATACTGGATGTAGCCCACGCCTGCGAACACGCTCTCCAGGTAGGAGTAAAGCGCGTTGACCGTGTAGATCGTGGTCGAGCCGGCCGGGTTGTGGGCGATGCGATAGTTTACTGGATCGATGATCCAGTCCGAGGAAATGGCCATTGGTGATTACTCCGGGAAATAGGTGTTGAGGAGGTGGAGGGCGGCATAGTTCTGGATCTCAGCGTCGGTGAGGTCTGCGCGCTTGATGGCGAACCGCGTTCGCTCGTCGTCATCCATCCAGCCGAAGCAGGCGACGATGGCTCGAAATTCTTCTGGCGTTAGATCCGCTCGGTCCTTTGTGACGGCCGTCCAAAAGAGATGTTGATTTTCCTGAGAAGGTGAGATGTCCATTTTTACGACCCTATCGTGTCTTGGATTTGATTGACAACAATCGACAAGCCCGCGCTAGTAATAACGCCGGACGCTTCATACGCAATGTATTTAGTCGATCCGTAATACCGGACCCTAACCTTCACGCTTTTGTCCGCTGACCACAAATAGGTGAATGACACCGCGCTGGTTGCAGCTGTTCCACTTGCAATGATGGCATTGGTCGTCGCGTCGACTACGGCCCAATTCGAACCGATGACGACATTCGACAATGAAACAGGCGCAGACCCGTAGGAAACAACATTTGAGCCAGCCGCTCCAATGGTCGAGTTGGCCAGGACAACGGTTATCAGACCAGTCCCGCTATTGCTGATTGTTCCTGTAATCGTGCAATTGGTCAGAGTGACAGTTACGGGAGTGTTTGTATTGTAGGTAAGATTTCCGCTGATCGTGACATTTGTTAAATTGGTTGGCGTGGCTTGGGTCACGTTTCCAATTATTGATAGGCCATTCGAAATCGCACCATTGGCGGTCAACGCACCGGTTGATTTAATGGTCGTCATCTTTGAACCGGAAGTGAAATACTCAAGTCCAATAATATTTACCGAGCCAGCATCTGCAATGTTGCCGCTGGC